TAACTTACCAGCATATCATAATTTAATTCCAATATTGGTTTAAAATATTCCCAACTTTTAACCCATTTTTGGCAATCAACTATGAATCCACCACCGGCGCCATATCCCCTTCCCCATTTACCAACCGGTGTATTTGTATTACCCCCAAGCTGTTCAACCATATTCAATAATACTTCGGGAATAAAATTACTATTAATTTCAAATATGGATATACCAAATTCTCTATCTAAAACGCTTATTGGTTTCAATACAAAACTATCTTCCTCAAGAACTATAAGAAATTTAGAATCCGAATTTTTACATACATTATAGATATTATCACACCATTTTATGCAAGAATCTTTGGGCCAACATTCTCTACTATTTTCGGGGCCATCTGAGGTTTGTGCATAATCGCCAAATATACCACATCTGCCAACTCTAAATTCATTTTCTTTTATAGTCGCACCCCAATCCTGTGCAACCTTATTATAGTTATCCATATCACCACCATTATCAATTTGGATGTGTATTCTGCCATCTGGATAAAATTGTCTAAATTTACGAAATGAGTGATGTGCCGCTTCCCAATTTGAGTAACCCCATAAATATGCATTTAATAATTTCATATTTTAATTTTATATTTTTTCAAAATATTCTCCTATCTGGAATTTTGTTGGATTTTGTAAAGATGCTTTTTCCGAAGGTTTAAAGTTATCATAAGAAACTACTCTAAAATCTACAGAGACTCTACTCACATATTCCTCATTTCTTTTGTTTCCATGTAATAAATTTACACCATCAAAAATTAAAACTTCACCATATTCTACATTATACGATTTAAAATCCTCCTTACCCTCTTCACTTTCCATCCAAATTGTATTTGTACCAAAAGTATTTGTAAATGGTAGCCAGCAATTTATTTCGCCTACAGTATGGTTATATTCTCTATCTCGATGCCATCCGCCTACTCCAACATTATCATGTAGATGTATTCTAAATGTTGGTATTTTTTGATATACCATTTCACTAAAATTAAAATGAGGCTTTATTACATCTCTTAAAAACTTCACATAGAGCGGATAAAATTCATTTTCAAATTTTGAATAATATTTTGGGTGCCAAATTGTTTTAGCTTCTTTTGTTACTTCAAACAAATCGTAAGATTTAACTTCGTGTAACTTTTCTAAATTAGAATCTTCTATTATAGATTCTATTAATTCTCTAAATTGATACTTCTTTGTATCATACTGAATTTTGTAAGGTTTATACATATTTTTATTTTAAATAATAACTGGTTCTGGAAATAATACTATATATTTTCCAATATAATCATTTTCTAAACTTTTAATAATAGTATCTTTAAAATTGTGGGCCAATATTAGTATATAATCAACATTGTTACTTTTTAAATAAGATCTACTTTGTACTTGAATTCCTGTGCCTGGTATAAATTTATGCTGTTTCAAATCCGTATCATCTATCACACAATCTATTATACTATCATCTATCTTTACGCTGTTCAAAAATATACAACCTTTTGCTGCGGCGCCGAATCCAATTATATTTTTATTTTGTTTTTTCAAAGATAATAAAAATTCTTTACAATTCAAAATATGATTTGATATTTGTTTACCCCAATTAATATAGTATTCAGGAGATAATGTATTTTCTTCATTTAAAAATTTATCTACTACATCAGATGGTTGCCAAGCTTCTCCCATTTTTCCTATATGCGTAATTAATAATCTCAATGTTCCACCGTGAATTGGATATTTTAAGCAATGAACTATTCTTAATCCGAATTTTTCTAGTAAAATTTTTAGAGGTTGTAGCAAGTAGTAATATACATGCTCATGATATATTTGATCATACTGATTGGTTTCCATATTAGCTTTCCAATATGGAAATTCCAAACACCAAATTCCAAATTTTTCCAAACTCATAGATATGGCTTCCACATAATCCACTATTGGTGGAGTATGTTGAAATACATTTGTGGATGTTATAAGTTTAAATTTTTTGTTTAGTTTATTTGCAGTTTCTACTCCCCAGTATGCGTTCATAGCCGGTATTCCATTTTCATTACTCAACTTTGTAAGATTTTCGGATGCATCTATGTTTAATACATTTAGATATGATTTAGCTTCTAAAAAGTTTTTTAACAATGTACCATCATTTCCTCCAATATCTAACACATAATCATCCTTATCTAACATAGTATAGTGATCGACAAACCAAAACATTTCTTTACAATGGTCGGAGTAGTCTTTTGACACACCCGATTTATAAGAATACTGAGAAAACATTAAATCCGGATTTATATTTTCCGTAAGACATGATAATTTACTTTTTTTAAAGTATTGTACAGCCAAGTTATATTTTTTACAATTAATAGATTCCTCTCTAGTATTTGTTAAATTATTTACCAACGGCATTTCTCCCAAATCCAAATAAGTAAAGCTTTCTGTATCATTTGTTATTGGACATTTTTTTACTTTTGTAACCTCTTTGTTCATTTATACTATTTTTATGATTTTGTTATATTCAAATGTTTATAGCAGTATTCTATAAAATTTTTTACTGTTTCAACTCCTTTATTTTGGAAATCTTGTAATAATGGTTTTACCAAATGTAATGTAGATTTTGCATATTCAATATCATCTAACCCGTATGCAACGCCATATGTGTTTGCGGGTGATCTACGAATAAATTCTTCTTTTGATACGCCGGCATCTGGTATAACAATAGGTATACATCCACATAGTGCGGCCTGCTGTATATGATATGTGAATGTATCATATGATACAAAATATTCTTTCCTATTAAAAAGATTTACAAGGTAATCATCGCTAATGTATTCATCTATATTTATGGAATTGGGAGAATGTTTATCTAATACTTTATGTTTTCCTTTTTTTATAATATAGCATTCACCGCTTCTATCTAAATTTTTATTATAAAATATATCAAGTTTAGGATTAAGTACAGTTAAAGGACCACGAACATTATACTTATCTACATCATAATAATCAATATAACTAAATATCAAATCGGTATCAGGAAAAATACCAGGTGTCCATATACCAGGAGTATATAGTAGCCATCTAACCACATATTTTGAATTTAATGGATTTCCATCATCTTTAACAGCTTCAGGATATATCACAACCGTATTATCCGGATCGTATGATAATTCAACCGATGGGTGTATCAATTGCGCTTTATTTCCTTGAAATGTCGATTCAGCATATATATAAGCATTTTCGCCTAGTTCTGCTAAAGTATTAGATAATGTGTGCTGAGCAATAACACCACCCCAACGATCGGAAAACGGATATGGCGCATATACTATAAAGTTAATCATAAAAATGGTTTAAATATAAGAATAAATGTTTCTATTTAAAGCGGAATCATTTAAAGATTCCAATTCATCAATATCTTTACAATTAATAAAAACCAAGCCAAATCTACTGAATGGCGATTTCTTTAATTTTTCTCCTGTTATTGATAATGATACATATAAATCTATATCCAATAATTTATTAAATTTTATACCAACACAATTCGTATCTATATCGCTTGATATGGTATGTCTAAAAATAAATTTTCTTTCAATTTTTTCAGCTTCATACTGAACTTTTTGATTTATAAATGGTTTTACATAATTTTCAGCATATGGAAAATTTGTAGATTTTTCAATGAGTAAATTATATAAATCACCGGGGCATCTTCTTGTAACTTCTATTATTTTAAAAGAATCATTTGTTCTTATAAATTGAGTATGTACAAGCCCATCTACTAATTCTAACTTTTCTGCTAATTTTTCTATGTCTTTTTGAATTTTTTTCAGTAAATCTTTTGGAAATTCATCACCTACAACATAGCTTGAATCTACTGTAAATTTATTTGCTGTACAATTTTCTTTTACTACAAAATCGGTAATTATCTTTTTATCGGATATAAATGCAGAGTGGCTATACAATTGTCCTTCCACATATTCCTCTATAACATATCCCTTTGTTTTTGAATAATTAATTGCATTATCAATAGCATGGTTTAAATTTTCATAGTTGATATTTTTTACCACAGTTACACCACGACCGCTATATGCATCTGTTGGTTTTACTATCAATGGTACTTTTGATGATATAGCTTTATCCTTACCAAATATGTTGGGAACACTTATACCATTTGATATGGCAAAGTTTCTAAATTTCATTTTATTATTTATGATTTCCGAAGTTTCCGTATCATCTATGTTAAAATACTTTTTATTTTTATTAACTTTGGATGCGCAAATATAAGATGCATCATTTGAGCCAGGAACTATAAAATCAAAATTGTAATCATTTATTATTTTTTCTAATAAAGAAATATTGGAGTAATCGGCGTTTATGTAATTATTTTCCGCATAATTAGCTAAACAATCTGTCGGCTTTCCTCCAATTACATATACATCAAATCCAATATTTTTTAAATAATTATACATTGGTAAAGATGCAACATTTGTATCTAAAATTAATACTTTTTTCATACTATTTTATTTTAATCCACTTATTATATTTTGATGATAAGGAAATGGCTTCTAAAAGGCGAATACATTCTTCGGATTCTTTTATACCAAATGTTTCCTTATTAATAGTTTTGTTATTAATGAATGCAAATAAATCATTGTATACATCTTCATAAAAGTTAGCAAGTGCCTCTATGAACCCACTTGGATGTCCTACTTTAAATCTATTATATTTTAATTGGTTTGCAATATTACATTCCGTTGAGCTTCTGTCGATTTTCTGAACCATCCCATTATTATCCGATAGAATAAGATATTCCGGTTCATTTTGATACCATTCAGCACTACCATTAGTTCCATAAATCCTAACACGCAATCCATTTCTATTTCCTAAAGCAGACTTACTATACCACATATTACATATAACATCATTAGAGTATTTCACTATGGCATTGACATCATCTACTACACCATCAAAGTTACCAAAATTATTTTGAATAGCAATGGCTTCCAACGGTATTTCATTTGTTAAAAATTTTACTATTGAATAAACATGCGTACCAATATCAAGAGATATGGTTGGTATTGTGCCATCAACCAATCTCCAATTTTGAGGTGTAACCGGTAAATCGTTTTTTAATCTTAAAAATCCCTCTTGAGGCATTTCAATTTGTATCTGATTTATCTTCCCTAACTTTTTATTATTTATTATGTTGCGTAGTTCCTTCAACATTGGATAGCAAATGTAATTAAATACCACAGAACAAAATCTTTTATCAGATAGTTCTTTAATTTTTAGTATATCGGTATAGTTAATTGTTAATGATTTCTCACATATAACCGGTATTCCCAATTTAATTGCATAAAGTATCTGCTCAATATGCTGATTTGTTGGTGTTAAGATTACAACAGCATCTATTTTGGATTTTTCTGCATTCAGCATATGCCTATAATCAATGTATAGTCTATCTCTATCTACATTATAAATTTGCGCGCTTTCATTATTTTTTTCAGCGTTTCTACTGAAGCATCCTGCTTTTATTACAAATTTATTTGAAAGATTTATAGCAGAAAAGTGTGCGTAACCAACAGCCGAATTAATTCCGCCTCCTATTATTCCTATTGATATTTTATTTTCCATTATATAAAAATTGGAAAGAATATTTTATTTGATAAATTTGATTTTAAAATCTGATTATATATTTCTGGAAGTTCTTGAACTCCGGCGGGACATATTTTTATGTTGCTATCCAATTTATCATTAGTAGTCAAATCATTTTCATTTGATATAATTTTTAATATATTACCATTTTTACCAAATGATGTATCATTTTTAATCCATACAGACTGATACCCATTTCCCCACAAAATAATTTTATCTGTCGATTTGTAACTCAAAATATTTTGATGCATCAAATCATTCTTTTTTAGAAATAAAAGTATTTCATCTGCCATCTTATTTGACAATTTTAACCTATCTCGTATCAAATCATCAAAATATATAAAATTAAATCCATTTTGTAATAATCTAGCGGCTAATTCATATATTGCATACACCATACTATCAGTTGGTGTTTCCAATAAAAAATTACAGCTTATTTGTATAAAATTATTTTCAAAGTTAAATTGTTTTAATAAATTAACAAACTCAGTCAATTCGTAACTACTATGATTATCTTCTGTTAAAATGTATTTTATTGTAAGATTTTCTGGGCTCTTTATATTTTCGCTATATTTTTTTAAATTTTCCATAACAGTTAAAATGTTTCCTTTACCACGTATTTCTTTGAAAACATCCTGTGTTCCTGCATCTATACTTGTTACCAATCGTATTTTATCGTTATCTATAATCTCATTTAGTTCTTTTGAAAATCTCAAGCTATTACTTAAAACTCTTATTTTATAAACATTATTACTGGCTAATAATTTTTCAGTTATTTCTTTAAATTTTGGCTTTAGAGTAGGTTCTCCGCCACCCCATACTATATGCACCTTATCATCAAAATAATCTCCGTCTATTAAGTTTGTAATTATATCATATGTATCGTATACGGATTCTTTTCCACCATAATATTTGGGAGAACAATATGTACATCTCATATTACAATATGTAAAATTTTCTAAGCTTACATAGCTTATTTTATTATTAGTTGATTTATCATATCGTTCTATATATGGGCATCCTTCACACGGCTCATATGTTTCCGAATTTATACTATCTTCTACTTCTTTTTTTCTTTTTATAATTGATTCTAAATTAATATCATTTGATTCGGGCATTAAAACTATATCACCTTTCATTTTTCCTTTATAGAAAAATCTCTTACAGCAACCTATTATTTCTTTAGGACCCAAGAATATTGATTTTTTTAAGTCTTTACACGACAAATAACTTGAAAAACAATTATTTAAATTTTCAATAAAGATTGCATTATCTATTTTATTCAAATACAAAGATACAGCATATTTAAAGTTTGTATTTTTTTCTGTATATTTTTTTACTATATCTTGCCTTAATTTATTTGTAAACTTTTTATCCAAATACTCAATTAATTTTATTTTTTCATCTGATTGATTTATTAGATGTAAAATAGTTCCTAAACATTGTGTAACAATATCATTTATTGATACATTAATTTTTTCAATTTTTAGTTGCTTTATTTCATTTAGTGCATTCAAATATCCATCAATTCTATCAAAATTTAAATTTTTTGTTATAGAATCATTTCTTGTAAATTTTTTGTATAATAAAAAATCAAGAAATTTAATATTAGATGAATAATTTATAACCTCTGCAATATAACGTATATCCTCATGTACCCCATCCGAAAATATAATATTATTAAAAGTTAATAAATCTCTCTTAATGATATAATTGAAAACCTCTTGTTTTTCTTTGAATAATAGAATATTTTCCAATAATTTACCATCAGAATTATCATCGTAGTCAAATTTCAAAGAATGAGCAATAATATCAAAGTTATATTTTGTATTTTCTTCAGAAATAATGTTTATAAATTTCAAAATATTATCAGCACATATTTCATCATCATCATCAACATACCAAATCCAATCTGATTTTGCGTTTTCCAATCCAATATTTCTAGCTATTCCCGGATTTAGTTTACTTTTTTCATAGTAAAATGAAACATTATCATATTTTTGTTTTATTTCATTTTTGTGGTGGCCACTAACAACAACTATCACTTCATAATCGGTAAAATTATACGATTGAAAAATTTGCACAATATTATCTACTGAATTTTCAAGTAACTTTTCTCTATTAAATGATGGTATTATTATGGATAACTTTTTATTCATTCTTTTATTTTTGCTTTCTATGTAATATAAGAAATATTTTTTGAATAGTCAAATAATTTTGTAATTATTTTAACTTATACTTTTTAATGAGCTGATTTATTATAAAAGCGATTTCTAAACACTGCGATGCATTCAATCTAGGATCAACTTTTGTTATATATCGGGTTGGTATATCATTTAAACTCAATCCATTTATTCCACCCGTACATTCGCTAACATAATCGCTTGTTATTTCTAAATGTACGCCACCAGGTGTTATACCATTTTGATTGCATATTTTAAAAAATGATTCTATTTCCGAAACTATATTTTCAAAGCTTCTTACTTTAAAATTTTTATAATTAAATGTGTTACCATGCATAGGGTCGCATATCCAGATAACATTTAATTGATTTTTTTTAATTATATTTTGCAATTCATCCAATTTACTTTCTATATCCGATACCCCCATTCTTATAATCAACATGACTTTTCCAAAAATATTTTTTGGATTTATCTTTTTTATCACATTCACTATTTCATTTCCTATAAAATTAGGACCTACTTTTATACCTATTGGGTTTTGCAAGCCACTCACAAATTCAATATGAGCACTATCTAATTGCCTAGTTCTCTCACCAACCCAAAGAGTATGTGCCGAGGTGGAATAGTATTCATTTGTAATTGTATCAACTCTAGCAAAAGATGATTCGTAATCTAACAATAAACATTCATGCGATATAAACAAATTATCTTTCTTATTTTTTAGATTTTTTTCTTTTAAAGAATTTTTTAGAGTATCTATAAAATTCTCGTAATAATCAAGCTTTTTTAGTTCTTTATAATAAAAATGCCTCTCCCAATCTGAAATATTTTCTATATCACTATACCCACCGTCAATAAATGCTCTTATTAAATTTAAAGTTGCTGCTGAATGAAAATATCCTTCTATTAATTTTTGTGGATTATGCTTTCGTTTCTCACTAGTTGGTTCAAATTCATTTATAATATCCCCTTTATAAGATAATATACTTTCATTGTTAATGGTTTCATAATCATTTGATCTTGGTTTTGCATATTGCCCAGCTATCCTACCAATCTTAATAATATCAACATCATTCTCATATTGGATTATGTTAGCCATTTGTAAAAATATTCTTAAATAATTATGTATTTTTGGTCCATGACAATCTGTAAAAGATTCGGAGCATTCTCCAATTTGAAGAATAAATTTATCATCATTTAATGTATTTAATTGATTTAGCAATATTCTAGTTTCACCGGAAAAAACTAAAGCCGGTAGAGTTTTCAACTTATCTAAACTTACATTTAGTAGTTCAACATTTTCATAGTTAGGTTGTTGTTGTATTTTAAAATATTTCCAACTATTTATATTCCAATTATTTTTCATCAATTTTATTGTGTATAAATTTTAAATTTTGATAAATCGGGATATGGTAGTTCTAAATCTGGATTAGATTTTGGTTCACCTTTTGATGTGTAAAATTGATTCATAAGAAGTAATCCTCTAGTTGCTAATTCAGGCATCATATAAAAGTTCCAACCAAGCATATCAAAGTAATCATCGTGATAAGAACATTCTCTACGACCACTATAGCGTGCTCTTTTAAACCAATTATAAGCTTCTTCACTATCAGTAAGTATTGCACCCCCTTTACTCAATTTAAAGTGTTTATAGGGTCCTGTGAACGAAACACACATATGCGTATCTTGCACATACATATTATGTGTAAATCTAAGCGCAGAATCCCATACTTTTGTGGGATATAATTGATATGCACCCTTCAATGTTTTACCCTTTACTGGTTGAAATTTAACTTTAGCGCCGGCATGAATAATTTCACAAGGAACCGATGGGTATGTTCTAGCTGGTATTGTAATTTCCAATCCACTAACTTTTTCATACATTAAAGCCAAAAATAAAGCATTGCTCTGATTATCAACTGTTACTACATAAGGTGCGCCGGTGTAATCTGATAATGCTTTTTCAAAATCTTCTGTTATTTTATAAACTCCGTTTGCCATATTTTTATATTTAAATTTTTAATTTGTTTAATTATATAGAATTAATCTTACAAAACTCTATTAGTATATCTTTAATACGATATACAAATGGTGCATATCGCATAGCTTTTTCATAATTTTCATTTATTACATCTTTTTTTGATTCGTAATACTCCGGTGTAAGAGTGTTTACAATATCAATTAATTCATTTTCATTATCAAATGTAATATATCCATCCGAATTGAAGAAATCGGATATATTTGGACAACCCCAATATAAAGGTATTGTTTTTGCTAAAAATGATTCGACTATTTTTTCCGTAAAATAGTTTTTGTTTTTACTATTTTCAATAGCAATGTGATACATACTTTTCCAACATGGAAGCTTTCCGGTTACCCATGGAGCAGTATACATAATATTCTTTGGTATTTCTATTTTATTTTCCATATCATATACTCTGTGACGTAATAAATGTCCCTCTATCATTCTTTTATTACCACATAAATAAGATACTTCAAATTTTTTATCAGCATGATATTGTTCAAATTCGTAACCTAATTCGGCATTTCCAAATGGAAAAAATACAGAATTATTCGGATATGTATCTAATATTGGTTGGCTCCAAGTGAATATACAATCAAAGTAATGACCGTATTTTAAAGTCCAATCATGAAATCCAAAAAGCTGATTTGGTTCTTGTATAAATAAAACATTATAACGATTATAGTTTAACTGCGATGCATCCATTAATGGATAATCATAAAAAAGTGTTATAGGTTTATTAATAAGTTCAGGATGCATAGCAACATCTCTTTCTAAAGTTTCAGTTATAAAATTTGATATTATTTTCATAATTTAGTATTTTTTACAATTAAATCACAACCTATTTTATTTACTATTTCAAAATTGTTATCATTTAGCAAACTAATTAACTCTTGATTATCGTAGTTATATTCTATAATCATTAATCCAATTTTATATTTATCAAAATCTATTGTTTTTAAAATAGATAACTCCGCACCTTCTGTATCTATTGATAGTAAATCTATATTTTTAGTTTCTATTTCTTTTGAAAAAGTTGAGCAATTTACTTTAATACACTCATATTCATCGGAATGTTGCTCCGTTTCTCTAATAATTCGCATCATGTGCTCATTTGGGTAGTCTTTTAGAAGACCACTTAACATTTCAGCGTGCCCTTTTATTGAAAAGAAATCCAAAGTTTCTTCAACATCCGATAGAGCTTTGTTTACTACATCGCATTTTCTATTTAATTTTAGTAGTTCATATATTTCAGGTACAGGTTCAAAGCAAATACCAGACCATCCTTCATTTTCAAAGTAATATGTGTTATTTATATTAATACCATCATGTGCTCCAATATCAACAAAATAACCATCATTTTTATTTGAAAAAAAGGTCTCTTTAACATACTTGTCTATTTCATGCGCTGCGTAATAAGTTTTAATCATTTTAAATTATTTAATTTATTTTCAATCCATTTATAAGTTTCATCTATCCCAATGTAAAGTGGTCTATCAAACTCCTCTCCCATTTTTTCACGATATAATTTGTTATCGGAATTTCTACCACGTACGCCAACAGGACACTTGAAACCATATTTTTCCTTAAATTCTTCTCCTTCTATATTTTTTACTCCTATTGATTTGCCAGAGGAGTTAATTGCCATTTGTGCTAACTGATTTATTGTAACCATTTCCTCACTTCCAATATTAACAGGTCCGGCAAAATCTTCTTGCCTCATAAACTTCAATACTGCGTTAATGCAATCATCTATATACAGGAATGAACGAGTTTGTTGTCCATCGCCCCATACTTCAATCTCCCCACCATTCGGCGTTTCTGCGACCTTTCTACACATTGCAGCCGGTGCTTTTTCTTTACCACCTTGCCATGTACCATAAGGTCCAAAGATATTGTGGAAACGAGCTATACGAACTTTTAAGTTATAGTTTCTTTGAAATGCTAAATACAATCTTTCGCTGAATAGTTTTTCCCAGCCATACTCACTATCGGGATTTGCAGGGTATGCAGAACTTTCTTCGCAATTAGGATTGTTTGGGTCTAATTGATTATGCTCAGGATACATACAGGCCGATGATGAATAGAATACTCTTTTAGCCGATTTCTTAACTGCTTCATGTGCTACATTAAGATTAATCAGTGCCGAATTGTGCATTACATCGGCATCATGTTCTCCGGTGAATATATAAAGTGCTCCACCCATATCCGCTGCTAATTGATAAACTTCATCAAATGAGTTTTCCTTATCATCTTCGGAGGTTTGGCCCGGAGAAAACATTACATTACTAACTAATTTTATGTCTCTTAAGTCACCAATAACAAATTCATCTGCTACAGATACCCAATGTTCTGGTAATTTTAGGTCTACTCCACGAACCCAGTAACCTTCTTCTTTTAGTCTTTTAACGAGATGCGAACCTATAAATCCGCCTGCCCCCAATACTAATGCTTTTTTCATATATTATTTTCCATATTTTACTAAATCTATGTGCTTAAAAAGCCCTTCTCCATGTGCAACTTTGTAAGATTGATTTGCCCACCAGATTGCTACATCGCCTTCTGATAAAATAAAACCATTTTCATCTTTAAATTGATTAACACAATTTATATAAAAATTTCTTTTATACATACATGGATTATTAGTCCAATTCCCCCAGCGAGAAGTTGTTACAAAGTATTCACCATCGGTTTGTATTTTATCAGGAAAAGATTCCGCCGGGTTTAACCAATGTAAAGAATCCAATAAATGTGGTGATTTCATTTTATAATAATCATCAAAATAATTCAGTTCATTACCCACATGCTTAAATGAAAAATGAGGATAGCCCGGGTCTTTACGATGTCTATATCTTATACAACTATATCCGTTATCTAACAATGACACGCCACTTTGTAATCTTTCGTATGTAGTTTCTTTATTTTCTATAAGCTTCCAATCATGCTCTAAAAGTAAAATATTATCGGATTGTGCATTTTCGGCCAATCTTAATAAGCCCATACCTATTCCTATGTTACCATTTAAACATATTGAATCTAGTCCAAAATGCTTTGCTATCTGATAGTCTTCATCGGAAAATTCTTGAAATAAAATTGTAATGTCATTTGCTATATCAAATATTCCATTTTGATAGTAAGTTATTAAAGTATCTATTAGTGTTTGGCCGCTTTTCCAAGCTAATATTCCTACACTTATTGGTAATTTTTTCATAATTTATTTTTTTATATAAGATCCCCAAGCGAAAAAGTTAAATTCTTTATTTCTAAATTCTTCAAGATTATTTTCAATAATAGCATCTTTAATTTCCTCATATGAAGTTTCAAAACCATAAGGCCATTGCCAATATTCTGCCATTTGATTCCAAGATATATTATCTTGTTTATAATCGTGCAATATAATTACATCACCACTTTTTAAGTATTTTGAAAATAGATTAAATTCTTTTGTTTTATGTCCACCATCGCATATCATTAAAGTTTTACCTGGTTTATTTATAAGTTCTATAATTTCGTTTGTGTATTTTTCTTCAAAGCAATCTCCAATTCTAAAATCTATATCACTTCTTTGCTTAGCCGCATCATTTATTTCTGGTGCTATATCATATGATACAAAAGATGCTCCTTTCTTTTTAGAATCAAAAATATAACTGGATAATCCACCATTATAAGATCCTATTTCTATTATGTTATCATAATTACTTAAATAATCTTTATTAAATGCAAAATATATACCAAGAACTTGAGATATATTTATACCATTGTAGTAATTAAGTCTATAATATGGATGTGAATTGTGCCAATTAGTAACTTGTGAAAATTGTATTTTATCATCACAATAATAATACAATAAGTGGTTTAACATTTGTGAGTGAAAATCAAATTGCTCTTTCATTTTATTTTTTATTTATTTTTGATAATTCTATTAATTTATCTACTACTTGAATTTGTGTGTAATTATTTAATACTTTTTCCATTCCATTATGTGCAATAATTTCTCGTTCTTCTTCGTGCTCATTATAGTAATTCATTTTTTCTATACAATCAAACATATTAGCGGCTTCATAATAAACTATATCTTGTCCATCTATAAACATTTCATGCAACCTTTTATTATCAGGCAATCGGTCTGTTAATACCATTTTACCACATGCCATTGCTTCAAATATTCTACGAGTAATTTCACCCCAACGACTGTTTTGTATAACCATTAAACCTTTGTTAAGGAATTTGGTATGCTCCAACCCTTCCATACCATTACGATTACCAACAGAACCATCTGCCCATTGTGTAAGATAATCTAAAAAATTGGAATTACCAAATCCTCTTGTAGTAACCGCAACATATTCCGGTTCTAAAGCCATTGGATATTGTATAGACGTATCAGCAAAATGTGTTATCCATTCTACATTTATACCACGCTTTTTATATTCCAAATACGAATCGTGGTCCGGTGTAATTGTTAAGTGAAAACGATTTGATTTTGGAAAGTTTCTTTCAAAGTTTTGTGGATCATCTCCGCTCTCTTGAATCCAGAATACGTTTGGTTTTAATGATTTATCCAACCATTGCGAATCAAATCTTCCCCAATCCATAAATAAAACAACATCGGTTTGGGTATCACTTTGAATCCACTCTTTTAATTTAGAGTCACCATATACACCCGTTCTATTTGAACCGATTGAAATAATTTCAGTTTCCCAGCCACGTTTTTTGAACTCATTAACTAAAGCCATAGGGGTAGACCATTGCTCACCATCATATGCATAAATGAATGTTATTTTCATAGTGTATCGTAGTAACTATTTTGCTTTTCTTGTCTTTTAATATCTTTAATATGTTTTATACAATAGACCTCATCTACAGGCAATGCTGTATATGTTTCACAACCGACAATTCTTTCATGTACTTTCCCACTCCAGCCAATTCTATCAGGTATATTTTTATAAATTCGTGTTTGAACATCAGGAAAATTTACCCACCCCTGCTCATTTACATTCCATCTCCATTGCTGAATGTGTTTTTCCGTAAGGCCATTAACTATATTAATTCGAGGAACTAAAATCAATTCCTTATCAGCGTTATCGTTTAATATATCTTCTAAATTTACAATAAGATTTGGGTCTAAAAGTTCATCCGCATCTATTTGATATATCCATTCACCTTTGCATTGTGAGTTTAGAAAATTTTTCCATTGGGCGAAATCACCATTAAATTCCGATTCTATTAAATTTATATAATTTGCATTAGCTTGTAACTCAAGGTATTCCAATAATTCTTCGGATGCCTTTGGTGTATCTAATAGTACAACGATTTCCGAATTTTCTCCTTTGTAATTTAATAATTGTGTAAGTAGTGCAATGGTTTCTTCAAACTCATTACATACCGTAATTGCGTAACTTAATTTCATAACTTTATTTTATTAGGATTTTACATTCTCAAGTATCTCTTTTAGATAATCCCATTGAGCCGGAGTTATGTTATAGTGATGAACTCCCTGTGTAAACCCTCGTAACCATATAACAAATTCTTTTGGTGTCATAACTTATTGATTTCTTTTTTGTGATTTTTTATCTATACCTGTAACATTAAGATTTTTAGGCGTTATTTGATTTACATCCATATTCAATTCTATAACCTTTTTAATACCACTTATATTATAAGTTCTATATGCTTGCGATGTGATAATAGGTGCTTTACTAACAACCTTCTCATATATTTGCTTTGCATTTCCCCTCATTTGTAATTTTTCAGTTTCTTCATTGACAAACTTACCAAAAAATCTTTTTATAGCGTTTGGGTTTACATTTGAAACTTTAACAGCATGTAGAATATCTTTTCCTTTTGAAGTATACAAAACAAATATGATAGGTGCTGTTGTCTCTGTAAACTTTTCCTTTCTCCCATCTGCGTAAATATATTCTTTGATTAGATAAAATTTACCTCGCACCATTTTATCCGATGTTATTGAATTTTTATCATCTATAAATTTACTATATATGGGGTTATAGTTTGACATTAGTCAGCTTTTTTCAATTTAGGTAATTCTATTTTTTTAAGTTTCGGAAGTTCCACCTTTTTTAATTTAGGTAATTGTAATTGCTGAAATTTTGGCTGAACTTTATTATAAATATCATACTTATTAAGCATTATATCGAATAAATTAGTCATTTTTTCTATTCCAAAATTAGCTTTATTATATTCTCCCAAATCTTTTGAATTTTTATAATACTTATCGTAATTTTTATACACGTCTTTAATAAGAGGTAAAGCTTTAGAAATACTTACATTAAACCATTGGGACTCTTTTAAAAGAAATTGATCTGCTGCCGAATTGTGTACATTTTTTAATTCGCCATCAAGAAGAATTGCTCCACCTGTTTTCAAAAAATCGAGGTGGCCACTCCAGTTACTTACCAATATAGGTTTACCTGTTAAGCTAAATTCAAGAAGAGGTCTTCCAAATCCTTCACCCTTTGTAAAATTTAACATTGCCTTTATCTTTGGATGATTATACAATCCATTCATTTCTTCGGTTGTCAAATCGCCATGTAAAAAATATACAGGAACATTACCTAAATCTTTACCTAATGCATTCTTTATATTTTTAATAATAAATTCTCTATCTCTAACACTAAATCCCGCAGTAGATGTCTTTAATACAAGTGCAGGCTTTTCTTTTTCGTTTTTGAAAGCCATTGAGAATGCCTTAATCATCATTCCAACATTTTTACGATCTTCTCCGAAATCACCACGTAACCAATGCCCAACAAATAGAAAAGCAAAATCTTCTTTAACATTGTCCAAACAGTCTACATTTTTTGGAGTGTTTACACCAAATATGGATTCATCAAATCCTTCAAAAAGAACTTCAACCGGTTTAGTAATTCTATGCTGTGCAACAAGTCTACCGGTTGCCCTATCATTTTCTTGAAATTGAGTACCAATCAATACATTTTTAGCATGTTCCGATGGAGTGATTATTAAATCCATTCGGTTGCAACCATGAATCCAATCTACTGCACAAATGGTGGTTTCAATACCAGCTGTTATTCCTATATTGTAGTGTCCTATTGGTTGAAATTCATTTGGTACAGTAACCTGTACAAATATATCCGGCCTTTCAGATAAAGACATTACGACATTTTCTACAATCCATTTATGAAATTCGTTATTAATATTCAATGCATCCATTGGAGTCATACCCCAACGAGTGCTAATAATTTTAATATCAAATCGGTTCAGTTTGTAAAGAGAGTATAGAAGGTCTCTTGAATGGTCACCATATCCGCTTCTTGTAGAAACTGGCGCCTGAAATACTAATGTAGGTTTATTATTCATATAACTTTTTATGTTTACTTAATTTCAAATAATTTATATCTTTGTCTTGGTTTTGCGTTTTTTAATGCGTTTTCAATTCCATCACTCATTGTTTTACACATATTTTCAAGCGATAGTCCACCTTCTCCCATCATCCACTCTCTACCTTTAAGTCCGGCCGATTTACGAGCTTCCCTTCCCATATCATACCACTCACGAATAAGAGGTGCTACATCAGCGTAATCAACTTTATCATCAAATATATATGGAGTTGGTATTGAACCTGCAGTTGAGCGGGTTGGCCATATTGGTTTTACCCATTCGCCATATTTGATTCCTTCATATTTTCTTTTATCATGCAGCGAACCAATTTTTACATAATCATCTGCTGTAAGATATTTGCCATCTATTTGGAATCCACACTGGTCTTGCAATCCACCTGTAACATTTACAATGATTGGCGTTCCTGCCATTACCGATTCGGCCGTTGCTAATCCAAACCCCTCGTTAGAAGCCAAATTAATAGTAACATCTGCTATATTATATAGCATATTTAATCCATCTTCAGTATATTTTTCAGGTGTAAATATTACATTTATTCCGGATGTACAATGTTCTATTGTTGTTGGTAAATCTGTTCCGTTTTCATCAACAGGAGAAGTGTGCATTAATAAACAAACCTTATCACGTTTTTCCTCTGGTAGAGCTTTTACAAACTCATCAAATGCAAGAATAACATCAACTGGTTGCTTTCTACGAATGTTTCGGTTATTCCAGTATAAAACAAAATCGTATTCTTTATCTCCAAATATTTTCTTTTTAAAGTCAGAATCCACCTCAACAGGTCTATATAATTTATCGTTTATACCATGTGGTACATAACTAACTTGCCAATCCTTTGCAGTACTCCATTGTGGTTCTTTATCCCAACCATATACACGTTTTGTAATTCCATAAGTTTGTTTTGAAATACAACCAATCCAATCGCAACTTTCATAGAAATCACGATTGTATTTTGGATCTGGAAGGTCATCCCAAATGTGATAGAATAGAAGTGGAACTGATTGCCTAATTTCATGTTCTATATCGTATAACCATATCCAATAACGTGGGTCGGTAAAGTGAAGGATTGCATCAGGTCTTTCAATCATTAGGAGTTGACGAACCACATCAGCATCACCATAACCGTTGTAAGGATATAATTTTACATTTGCATCTTTTACTCCGGTTACTTTTTGGACTTCTTCAGATAGGTCAAAAACTTTACCCATATCCGGATGCTGAATTGCTGCTGCAAGTTGTACCCAATCGTACTTATCTACAGTTCCTAAAACGAATTGCTTGGAAACATTGGCTATACCACTAGCCATTCTTAAATCATCTGATAGTAACAGAATTTTCTTTTTTGCCATAACTTGTTTTAATATAATTATTGTTTATTTTATTTTTTTGCGTCACATAAACCTCTATGCCAAAATTCACACCATTCGCATAATTTGGTTGGTTTCTTTGGGTATTCTATATCGGTCCTACGATTACCTTCGGAATCAAATACCGTATCTACAAACTCCTTAAAACCATTCCATGCTTTGTTTACCGATACCTTACCATTTGCTGGTATGTGCTTTGAAATACGAGGAATAACATATTCTGTATTTTCAATTATTTTACGTTTTAGAATGATAAATTCCACATCAATAATATCCGGTGATATACTTAATAACTCCGCATAAAACTTTTTGTATAGAAGTATTTGTGCGTTTTTAACCGGGTCTGATTTTTGATATTTACTCCAACCCTTTGTAGATGTTTTGAAATCTATAATACGATAACGTCCGGTGAAATTATCTCTAACAACCATATCAATAAATCCCAAAAAGTTTACATTATCCGTAATCTTTGTGTTTATAGGTTGCTCTATTGCTACTAATTCATCATGTTTCAAAGAAAAAAACTTATTGAAGTTTTTAGATTTCTGGAACCATTCTAATAATAAATTACCATCTTCTAAAAATTCAACAAGCTCTTCCTTCGTGCATATATCAGTATTTCCAATTTCACCCTCAACTTCTT